GAGAGAAGATTCAAATGGAGGCTGAGATAGCTAATATGATTAAACCACGGGGTCACTTACCTCTATGATTATGGCCCCTTTTGAAGTCTATCGTTATTATTTGGCCTTGCGCCTACATTTTACGACAGATAGTTATGATGTGATTAAACAGCAGGGCCGTGTTCGTGCTACTAGGAATTCTTTTCTTAAACGTAAGGATCTTCTATCAATAAATAGAGTAGCAGAAACTTACTCAGATAAAGATATTGTGAACTTCTTAGTAGCCAATTTTGTGTCCGGTGATAGATGGGGCGGTGTATTCGATGTTGAATCTAAAGACCGCTACCAAGGATGGAAGAAACGTATAGAATCTATCTCATATACGTTTAAAAAAGAGTTAGACAAGGCTGTATTGTTTGCCGATAAGAACAATATAACCTTTGAACAACTCTTCTGTTGCAATAACGGGCAACACCCGCCTATTGTAAAAATGTATCTTCGGAATGATATCTCAATTGAAACTCTCGTAATTCTGAATAAGCTAAATAACTTTACTGATCAATTAGATCTGGATTTAAAAGATGATTTAGTCTGGCCGGATACATCGAGAATTATCAAGAAGTATTCACCTTTTCTAGAAATTAAAAAAGACAAATACAATGAAATTTACCGAAGAGCAATTGGATCTCTCTAAAACCCGTATGACGGAAATAGAAAAATCTATTTGTATCCTACAAGAAAATATGACAGAGTTATCTGAGCATATTAGAGAAACACAACGATATTTGATTAAACTTGCGCATCACCAATCGGAAATTACGAAGCGTATTTCTGCCTGGCCGTTTATTGCAGTTAGTAGCAACAGAGATGAAACATAAAAATTTCGAAATCGATCACGAGAAAAAAGCTCGTAGGATTACCAAGGGTGTAGATAAGAGTGGCAAATATCGGAAAAGTATATATAATATGTTAGAAGAGGAAGACGAAAGTCTCGATCTAGATGACGGTGATGTAGACGATTATGATGATCTTGATGATAGTAAATAATAAAATACAACACAAATACAACGCTTATACAACGCATACAAGGAGAAAATTATGGCATTAGATTTTAGTTCTATGAAGAAGAGTTCAGGTGGCTTCGACAAATTGATGAAAGAAGTCGAAAAGATTGCAACACCTCAGACTCAAGACAACGCAAAAGATGACCGCTTCTGGCAACCAGAGGTAGATAAGGCTGGTAACGGCTACGCAGTCATTCGATTCCTACCACCATCAGCAGGCGAAGAGCTACCATGGGTTCGTATTTGGAACCACGGCTTTCAAGGCCCATCTGGTAAATGGTATATCGAGAACTCTCTCACAACCCTAGGTAAAGCCGATCCCGTTTCTGAATTCAATACTGAATTGTGGAATTCAGGTATCGAGGCTAACAAAGATCTGGTACGTAAGCAAAAACGTCGCCTGACCTATGTTGCTAATATCTACGTGGTTAAAGATCCAGCACATCCCGAGAATGAAGGTCAAGTCAGACTGTATAAGTTTGGTAAGAAAATCTTTGATAAGATTAAGGATGTGATGCAACCTCAGTTTGAGGACGAGGATCCAGTTAATCCTTTCGACTTCTGGAAGGGTGCTAACTTCAAGTTGAAGATTCGTAATGTTGAAGGATATCGTAACTACGATAAGTCTGAATTTGATTCAGCCACACCTTTGGCAGAGGACGAACAAATGGAATCTATTTGGAAGAAGCAACACTCATTAGCTGAGTTTGTTGATCCGAAAAACTTTAAGTCATATGACGAGTTGAAGGCTAAGCTTACTATGGTACTTTCTGCTACAGGTGCAGCTGCACCCCGTGCTGAAGCTACCAGCTTAGATGAGGATATGCCAAAGCCAGTTGCTGCTAAACCAGCCGCTAAGCCTAAGGCAGACTTCGACGACGCAGATGATTCCCTATCTTATTTTGCCAAGCTGGCAAATGACGATTAATTAGGTAGTCTTAGCCCGACCCTGGATACTCGTTACCATAGTAACTTAGGTCCAGGTAAGGTGACGAGCTAGTTAGATTTTAGTGTAACTTTAATTTAATTTTTTATATATTGGAGAAATTCATGAAAACATTTATCGCTATTATTGCTTCTATGTTCGCTTTGACTGCCTTTGCTGCTGAGCCAGCTAAGAAAGAAGAAGCCAAGCCCGCTGCTAAAACTGCAGCTCCTGCCGCTGTAGCACCTGCTGCTAAGGCTGCGTCTGCACCAGCTGCTCCTGCGGCTAAGAAAGACGAAAAGAAGCCTGAAGCAAAAAAGTAAAACGGCCTTGTAAAGCTGGGCAGACTGCGGCCGATGGCTGTAGGGTTGTCAAAAAGGCCGTTAATAAACCAGCTGTAAAGAAGCCTGCGAAAGCAGACAAGAAGTAAGATCGGGGCCTCAGGGCCCCCTTTTCATTAGTAAACCGTTATACGATTGGTATATCGATCTAAAGAAGACCCTGTATATTCTGGTCTAGGATTGGCTTTCATTGGAACAATCTTAGTAGTATTGTTGCTACTTACGTTGTTAGATACAACGGTGTTATTAGCGACCCCTCTACCGCTTGCTTCTCTTGCCATATCAGCATTTTCTGTAGATGTTTGAGCTACAGTAGACCCCTGCTCCATAGTTCTTTTAGCTCTTGCAGCCTCTACTGCATCCTTAGCTAAAGTTTTTTTCTGCACTGCACTAAGGCCCTCACCACCTGCGTTGTCGTAAGCATTCGAGTAGATTCTAGCATCTTCATCCGAAGCTTTTTTTAATGCACCTCCGGTAAATTCACCTTCAGTAACGCCTGCAGTCTTAAGTTTTTCAGTTTGCACCTGCCTTTGAGCAAATTTTTTATCATCTATATTAGGTGTATCTCTTCCATACTTTTTAGCTTCAGCCATGGCAATTTCTTCCAGGCTTCTAGGTTGTGCGGCAACTGCTGCTGGTTTACCATCTATAGTTTCTTTTGGTGTAACTTGACCATCGACAGATTTCTTCTCTGCTGCGGCCACCGACTTACCTGCACCAGACGTCTCAATTTCTTTTTGAAACTTTGTAATAGCCTCTACCTTGGCTCTTGATTCAGCTACCTGATAATCTATACTGCTAGGTTCTTTTTTACCAAACTTTTTTGCTTGATCTCTAGCAATTTCTTCAGTTCTTTTTTCTTTAAATTCAACAAACTTTTTATAGTTGTCTGGGTCTTTTTGAGAAAACTCCATCTCACTAAATTGAATGCTAACTTTTTTACCATCAACAGTTTCCGCTGGGGCCGCCGTACCAGCCTTACTAGCTGCAACAGGATTCTTTGCCCCTGGACCCCCGGTTACATCTTTCTCACGTAATTCTTTTCCTATCAATTTATTATATTGGTCTTGAGCTCTAAATGGTCCAGTATCAATGTCTTCACGTGCTACACCCTTTTCTAGTAAAGCACCTTTATATTTTCTACTGGCTTCACGTTCAGATAACCCTACTTCATCCCCTTCTTTATAGTCGCTTTTATGGGGTTTTCCAAAATACGTGGACCCTCTTGCATTAGCCTCTTCAGCCTGTTTATTTCTCTCGGCGGCGTTAGATGCAGTTAAAGGTCTTACATCTTTACCTATATCTGCTTCTCTATACTTGTTCCCTATTTTGATACTTTGAAGACCCTGGGCTTCACTCTCTTTTTGTAACTTATTGTATTCAGCTTGTTTCTTAGGGTCGTTAAATTTACCGGGGGTTATTCCTGACTCAATATCACCTTTTGGTTGTACATCAAATGGATTAGCTTTTTCAAATTCTTTTATTTTATCTCTTGCAGCCGCTTCCTTAGCTTCACTATCTTGAAACTCTTTTTTTATCCTTGATAGTTTTTCAGCTTTACTTAAATCTTTCTTAACTACCGTTTCAGGTGTTGGAGCTAGAGCTTCTTTCGTAGCTGCACCAGGGGCATCTTTATTTAATTCCTCAGTCTCTTTTCTAATTCTTGCAGCCGTAGTCTTTGTTGAGTCAAATAGGCTTAATTTCTCACCACCTCTATTAATACTGGATAGTATCTTTTTGCCAAAAGACATTTTTTTATAGTTGGCTTCATCTTGCTCTTTGCTAGAATCAACAAAATCTTTATCTTTAAAATATTCGGTTTCATTTTTAATTCTATCAGCTTGAGCCTCTCTTGACATATTATCAAGGAATAATGCGCTACCTACTTTTTCAATACCCCTACCAACACCTGATTGTATTTTCTGACCCATGGACATCTTTGCCCAATTGGCGTCATCTTGAGCAGTATCAACTTTTAAATCGTTACCTTCTTTATCCTTACCAACGCCCAGCTTACCTAGACCGTAATCAACCGCTGCACCACCTGCTACAGCAACCCCGGCAGCTGCCGCCTAAGGTAAAGCTGCCTTACCAGCAGCCATTAAGCCTTTACCCACACCTCCCATACCGGGCATCATGCCACCCAGCCCACCCAG